CCTTCTTCTTCCACGGGATGGTGTGTTTGATGTCCGCCCACAGCCCGCCGCGCTCACCAATGAACGGCCCGGCCGTCGCTGCGATGCTCGACTTTTCCAGAAAGTCTTTCTGGAATGGAACCACGAGTCGCGGCCCCTTTTTGAGCGACATCGTGTTGGGCTTGGTGAGCTTCGCCCACCGCTTGAACGCATCCATCTGCATCGGCGTGATGGTCTGTGCGAAGTCGGTGCGATTGTAGTGCGCTTGGTACGCACTCAGCGCCGCGCTCTGATTGGAGAACCCGAGCATCACCTTCTGCTCGTCGTAGCGACCACAGTGCGGGTCTTGCTGCTCGATGATGAACGCTTCCTTGGCCTTCGGGTCTGGGCCGAGGAACACGTCGATGGGGTCGCCGTCGATGCCCTCGGTGCCCTCGATCTCACCATAGGCGTAGATCATGCGCGTCTCGCCGGTGGCACCCGTCGAATCAGTCCACTGGCGCACGCTACCGGCCGGGTTCTCGACGTTGATGGGCAGGTTCTGGAACTCGACGTAGCCCCCACCGGTCAGCGCCTTCATCAGCTCGTCTTCCAGCTCGAGCAGAGCCTTGACCGTTCCTTCCTCGTAGAGCACACCGAACTCACCGCCCGGCGCCATGTCGCCTTCTTCGTTGAAGCCCCAGCCCGCCGGCATCCGCACGAGCTGACACTGGCAATGCGGATGCACCGCGCCCACGACTGGCAACCAGTCCATCGCTTTGCGCCCCACGTTCGTGCCGTTGGCTTCGAGGTCGCTGAGCTTGAACAGTCGCGGATGCCCGTCTGGGCCGAGGTGCAACCGCTTGCAGTGTGAGCACGCATCCGGCATCGGTCGCTTGAAGACGGTGGCGTCACTACCGTAACGTTTGAGAATGTTGTCCTTCACGCCCGACTGATGCACCTCGTGTTTCTCCGTGATTGCGATCCGGTCCCAGTCTCGAGCCCAATCGCGCGTCGCCCATCCCAACTCACTCTTGAGCTTCTTCACCGTCTCACGTCGTGCGATATTCTCGGCCGTTTTCGTTTTGATGGTGTCTCGTAACTGCGCCCGCAGTTGCGAGTCTGCCTCAATGAGAATCTGCCCGGTCTGTGCATCGACTCGATTGCCGAGCCCTTTGCAATGCTCGCCAGCACGGAACTTCGCCGCGTTGATGGCATCGCGCTCGACTGCGGTGAGCGGCACCGGGTTCTTGGCAATCCACTGTTTGAACTGGGCATAGCTCATATTCTGGACAGCGGAATTGTTGAGTTGCGCGAGGAGCTGACCATACAGATATGAATCCTCGATACTTGGCTGCACCGTCTTCACGATGAACGCTTGGTGCGCCTTGCGGATGATCTCGAGGATCTCCTGTTGTTGCTGCGGTGTCAGTAGCATCACTTTTCCTTGTCGCGCGCCAGCTCGAGCAACTCGTTGACGCTCCAACCGTAGAGCGGCCCGCCCTCGTTGAAGTCGGCCTCACGGTAACCCTTGGCGATGAGCGCATCCTTCACGCGCCGATACTTCTCCTCATCGCTATCAACGATGGACGCGCTCGGGTCGTAGCCCTCGGCTTTCTCGGTCTCTTCTTCCTCGCCTTCCTCTTCTTCCTCGGGCTCCGGCACAATGCTGTCGGTCTTCGGGTCGTAGTCGCCCGGTTCGAGCGGTTCTTCTTCCTCGGTGTCGTCTTCTTCTTCTTCGTCGGGTTCTTTTGCCGGCGGGGGCATCCCCGCTTTCTGAAGCGTGTTGACCTTGGCAGCCTGGTCAAGCACCTTGCCGATGTCGCGCACCATGCGCTCGAGCATCGCCTGATACTCCTCGGCCGTCTTGGCTTTCAGCTCGCGGAGCACCTGAAACTTGAGGTCGTGCTCTTTGGTCGGGAGCGCTTTGTGCAGAGCGTCTTCAAGGTCTCGGTTGAACGGACCAACGAGGTCTGCGAGCCGGTGGATGAGCGCTTCTCCTCGAGACTCGATCTCCCCCGCTTCGGCTTCCAGAAACAACTCCACATGCGCCTCCTACGGTGTGGCAGACGCCACGTCGCCCCATACCGTGTAGAAGCCATTGGCCTCATTCTCAGTGTCCGGGTTCTCGATGGTCAACTCCGTGATGTCGGCTTCCAGAAAGAACTTGGCCAGCTCAGCATCAGGGGCCTTGCGCAGTTGGATGGCATCCGCGCTTCCATTGAGCCGCACCTTCACCTCACTGTCGCTCTCAATGTAGAGCCCTTGAACCTCGTCCACGTCACCGAACGTCATCGACTCAAGCCCAGATGGTGCGATATTGAAACTCGAGTTGGCTTGCTTCTCGAAACCGTCGCTGATGACCTGAGCTGCAGTCTGCTCGATGTAGACCAACTTCTTCTTGAACTCACTGTCTTGTCCGATTTGAACCATCAGCGTGTGACTCAACCTCATGATGCTCTCCTAGACGTGCGTGTGAAGCCGGAGCAGGTGCCGACCACTCATGCTCTTTTGAGTCGACTCCTCTGACGTTTCTTCTTCCTCGCCTTCGCCTTCTTCAGGTAGCGTTTCTTCTTCCTCATCGCCGCCTTGTTCGGCTTCGGCCAACAGCTTCTCGAAATCGACTTCCTCACCATCATCACCACCACCACCTTCACCACCGCCGGCGGCTTGCTGTGCTGCCATCATGGCTTGCTGACGGAACTGAAGCCAAGTTGGATCGAGGATGCACTCGCCCATCCCATCGGGCAATGGCTCTTTGTCTTCCTCAGCTCGAAGCTCATCAACCGTCCAGCTCGTCTTCACGCGCTTCTGATTCAGCTCGGCCAACTCCTCTGGCGTCTTTGCATCGAGGCCGATAAAGTCAAACTCGAAATTCTCGTTCATCGGCCAAATGATGTAGTGATTGATGCACGTCGCAATGTGACGAAGCAACGGCCGCAGTCCCCGCTCTTTGCTCTCAGTGATCTTCTCGCGGTTCGATGCTTCCTGCATCTGACTTTTCTGGCCCGCGTTCCCATAGCGGAAGTTGATTTCAATCGGGTCCATCAAATAGAAACTGCACAGAATCTTAATGAGCCAGTCCATGAAAGCGTTGTATTCCATGTCGCGATTCGACTGGTGCATCGAAATCCACTGCAGGTCTTCGGCGTTCGTGATCGGCGTGCGCCACGCATTGGCCACGCCGCTGAGCATCGAGTACCAGTGACGCCGAAACGCTTTGAGCTGCTTTTCTGGAATGACCCCTTTGAAGTTGAGGATGCCCTTGTGCACGCTGCCCTGCGAAAACGCCCTCTGGTTGTACTCGTATGACCAAAGATAGCTCGTGACCGCGCTCATCATCATTTCCAACTCACTGACACCGTAGCCATAGAGCCTGATGTCAGTGCGTGGATTGCGAACACCGAAGCACAACTCTTCTTGGGTGTACTCGCTGATGATGGTGCCGTCGTAGATTTGCACGTAGCGCGTTTGCTGCGCCACGTCTTCATTCATGTGCGTGCTCGCCACATCGGCCTGGCGAATGGTGGCCGAGTCGACGGCATACCACTCCGCTGGTTGCCCCTTGCGATTGGGCACGACCTCGAAACACATCTGGTCGTAAACCATCGAATCCCACGTGAGCTTCTTGAGAAACTTGTTGAAGTTATCCCGACCACGTGGGTTGTCGGTGACTCCTGTCCGCGTGATGAGCGATTCAGCCTGCGAACACCAATCCTTCTCTGCCTTGGTCGGTTCCTTCTCGCTTTCGCGGGTCTTCACTCGGAAGCCCAACGCATAGCGATCATAACTCGGCTTGCTGAAACTGGCCACCTGGTTCATGCGCGTTTGCACAACCGCGCCAACCGGATGGCACTTGTAGGCCATCGCTTTCAGCGTGCCGTAGCTGATTTGACTCGGCCGATCTCGATAGCCAAGCTGCTCGATGATCGCGAACGGATCGAACAGCAACGACTTCGGGTCGTCCGTGGCCTTCTCAGTGGGCACCGGTGCGTTGCCGGCTGTATCCTCGTTTGCACCGCCTGGCGTGTGCGTGTTGTCTTCATCTGAAGCTTTACGCAGCACATCGCCGATACCCATCAGGGCATCACCAGCCACGCCAGCAAGAGCTTGGCTGGCTCCTCTAATCCGGTCTCTGAAGGCCATCGGCCCCTCCCTGGTCAGCCGATCTTCAGGTCTTCTTCACGCTTGCGCTGCAGGCCCGGGGTCTGAATCGACTTTTCCAAAATAACGGAACCACTCCGACCATTGTAGATACCCGGAGCAGTGCAGTTATCGCCGCACATCGGGCACGAGGTCAGCATCGCGCTGTGCTTCGCACCACAGCTCTTGCAGAGCACTGCCTGGCCGATGACGGCTGTCGGCGGGGCCATCGTCGGACTCGTGCCCTGATAGAACTCGGACTTGGCCAACTCCTCGACGCGCTTGTCCGTGCCCTCAAACGAGCGCTGCGCATAGGGATGAATGGTCATGTCTTCCTCACCCTTGCGCAACCGAGCCTCAGCCGCTGCGCGACGCTGCGCGACGCTGCGGTCCAACTCCTGTTGCGTGAATTGGTGACGTTGAGTCATGTCACTTTTTTTCATGCCCTCACCCATGTAGCCGCTCTCGACGTACTTGGCGACGGTCGCATCATCGGCCGACAACACATCGGTGCGTGCCGAATCGACCTTGCCAATCTGCGCCTGATGCGACGGTGGTTGCGGCCGAGACTTGCCCGGTGTCCCGATACCTTCAACTGGCCCGCCCTCTTGCGCAGTGTTGGTTTCAACGCTCGAGCTAGTAGGCATCGAGCCGGGAGGATTCCCAGTGGGCATACTCTGCGAAGGAGCCTTGCCGCCGCTCTCATCACTGCCAACGGCCTTGGCAAGATAGGCGTCCATCGCGTCGAGCCCTTCGGATTTCTTCATAGCTTTCTCGTCCGCGCCGTTGGCCTCGTTCTCCATGTCCTTCTTATCCTTCTCGTTCTCGTTCTTCATCGGGAAGTTTGCCTTGTTCATGGTTAATTCCTTTCCGTTGGCACCACCGCGTTTCTTCAACTCGGCTTTGAGCGCGGCAATACGTTTTTGTGCACCAGGATCAGTGGGCTTGAGCTTGGCGAGCGTGGCCCTCAACTCCTCAGTCGAGGTTTCACCGAGACTCTTGCCCGGCTTCCCGTCGTCAGCTTTTCCAAAGACAGGGGAGCCCATCGGACCTTTGCCTTGACCACGACCTTCACCCCGACCTTTTCCTTCCGAACGAATCTTACTCCCAGGACAGCCATCGGCCTTGGCCAGATACTCATCGAGCGCCTCGAGCCCTATGGACTTGCCGAACAGTTTGAGCTGCTCGGGCTCGGTCTTTACTTCCTCAGTCTTCGGGGCTTCTGCCTTTGGCTTCTGCATGAGATCCAACCTTTCTCTCGCTTTCTGCTCGAGTTGTTTGTGTTCTGCCACCTTTCCCTTGTCACCGGCTTCATCATACAGCTCAGCTATCTCTTTGTGCAGCCTGACCTGTTCCATGACGCCGCTGATTCCCAAAAGCCCGCGTGGATACTTTTCCTCTCGGAGCTTCGCATCAGCGAGCTTGCTCATTCGATACTTCACACTCGAGGAGATCGAGCGCATCGCTTGCTTCTGCTTGGTCGCCTCACTTTTGCCCTGTGATGCAACCTTGGCTCGCGCGTTGTCGATGGTGTCACGAATCATGCGAGCCGTTGTCACGTGCCCAACGTCCCAAGGTTCCCGGCCCTTCGGTGGCTTGCGTCGATCAGCCTCAGCTCGGCCCACCATTGTCTTCGCCACTTTCCGAGCTGACGCGAGCTGAGAGCGAAGCTCCGACATCACCTTGCCCTTGTTGCCCTTGGTCTTCGCCATCTCAACCAGAGCATCAGTCGCCATGCGTGCGTGCTTCAAGCTCTGTTTCTGGATTGCCACGTCGAGCAGCTTCACTGCAGTCTCGAGACTCGGCTTCTCAGCCGCCGTGGCTTCCTTGGTCTCAGCCGGCAACGAAGGCTTGCCTTGCATTCCTTCGCCCTGATGCTCGTAAATAGGCTTGCCCTTCGAGTCGCGACCAACAATCTTGCCACCCTTCTTTCCGATCTCGATGACCTGCCCCTTCTGGAGATACTCGTCGAGCCCCTCGAGCCCCGTGACCTTGGGCAGCTCGTTGATGTCGACCGTCGCCATGTGCTTCTCGAGCAATTCATCGAGATCAGCGCCCTCGCTCAACGACTTGGTCATCGCCTTGGCCTCGGCAATGCGCCGCTCGATGTATTGCTTGTCGAGGTCGGCCGTGGTCGCGCCGATCTTGTCGTAGCGCTCATTGAACTTCTGGCTCTGTTTGTCCAATTCTTTGCGATACGCATCACGCTCGCTCTTGGGCATTTCCTCCACCTCGCGCCACGGCTTCCGTCCTTTGCGCGCATTGGCCTCGTCTTCAGCGAGTTGCATCCGCGCCTTCACTACCTCCAGTGCTTGGATATAGAGGTCGCGGTAGCCAGAAAACTTCATCGACCACTGCTCATCAGCAAACGACCTCTCGAGTTTTTCATCACCCTGGCCAACCTGCTCGGCCAGCTCGCCAGTCGTTTTCTGTAAGTCTTCATCCGCCAGTGGTCGCAACTCTTTGCCGATCAACAGCCCCATTGGATTCTCCGATTTCTCCATGCCACCCATCTTCTTGAAGATGCCCATGATGTATGCGTAATCGCCACCACGCCCTTGTTTCTCAGCTTGGGCTTTGGCCTTGTTCCAAAGACGCTCTTGCTCAGCGGTTCTCACTACATTTGCAGGCATCACTTCATTCCTTTGGTGACAGGATACAGCTTTCCTTTGGCAAACTTCAATTTGCCGGTCTTCTTTACGTCCTGGTCGAGCACCGTGGCCACCATCTTGTGCCCATAGCGCTTCACGAGCGACTGCAACGACTTGAGGTCACAGCCGTTTGTGCCGCCAGCATCGACTGCTTTCTGGATTCCAGAACGAATGGCCGT